TAGGTGATGGGAAAAGTCAACCAATTGGATTAAACCGTGATTTATTAGCTGCGGTTACTCAAGGTCAATATGCTGAAAAAGCTCCAGCAGGTACTTTAACATTTAAAGATACTAAGACTATCATTGCTGAAATTGCAGGAGTTCATAAAAGTCTTGCAAAATATAAACGATTGAAAAAAGATGGAGTTACTGAAGAGGATACGTTCCAAGCTAGAAATATTGCTGGTAAGGTGGTTATGCTTATTAATCCGTTTGAATATTACGATATTATGGCAAGAGCAACTGTTCAAAATGCTTCTGGAACGTTCATTACTGCTTTACCATTTAATCCAACGATTATCGAGTCAATTTTCGTTCCAACAGGAAAAGTAATTTTCTTTGTGGAGGGTGAATACTTAGCTATTACTGCTGGAAGTTTTGGAATTAGTCAATTCAAAGAAACTCTAGCTATGGAAGATGCAACATTATATATTACTAAAATGTATGCAAATGGTAAACCAAAAGATAACTACGCAGCACAAGTATATAATTTAAATATTACACCACTAGCATAGGAGGATAAGTTATGGTTAAAGTAAAAATTTTAAGTTCTTTTGTAGATAAATATTCTGATGAAGTATATAAAGTAGGTGATACTGTAGATTTCCCTGTTGAAAGACTAACAGAGCTAAAACAAAATTTATCAGTTCATGATAGAGAATTTTTCGAAGAAGAAACGAAAGAAGTCAAAGCTGTAGAAAATACTGAAGAAGAAAAAGTAGAAGTAACATCAGAAGAGAAGACTGAAGAAGAAAAAGTAGAAAAAACTGTAGAGACTACGGAAGAATAATCTATGGATGAACTATTAAAAAAGTTAAAAGATAGATTACATATTTTACATAATGATGAAGATGAGCAACTTAAACAGTTGCTTTCTTCATCTATTTTTTCGTTAAAAAATCAGTGTGGATACTTTGATGAGACAACTAATCTTTTAGCACAGGAGTTAATTTTTGAAAGAGTTAGATATGCATACAATGATAGTTTAGAATATTTTGATAAAAATTTTAGGACGCAAATTATTAATCTTGCTTTATCAGTAGGAGAAATAGAATGATAAATCTAGGAAAAAAACAAGAAAAAGCTAATCAGACATATAATGATGGAATAGCTAAATTTGTAAAGTATGAGTTTGGAAAAGATAAGTTTAACACTAAATTAACATCAAAAACTGAAAAAGAAATTAATAAGTTTTGGTTTAGGAAGTTAAATATTACATCTGTAGAAAAATATCAAGCTTTACAAGTTGATACAGAAGTATCAAGAAGAATAGCGATTCGTTTATTTCCACAGATTGATGATTATATTTTAAGTGATCTATTTATCATTATTAAAAATAAATCCTATACGATTTCTAGAATTTGGCATAATCATAAAAAGAATGAAACTGAATTATCATTGGTTGAGGTGATTAAAAATGAGCATTAAAGAGTTAATATTTCAGACTATATCAGATATGGAATTGAATATTCCAGTTTCTTATGGATTTAGTGATGACACTGATTTTCCTAAAATTGTATATTTTCATGTGCATACTACAGAAAAAAGATTATCTGATAAGCGAAAAATTAAACACCATGTATATCAGTTAAATTTCTATGATCTAGTGCCACATGATTTGGATGGTTCAGAAATTTTACAAAAGATACAAAACTCATTGGATGATACTAAATTAAATACTGGTTCTTGGCAAGAAGTAATTGATGTGGATGCTGACAGAAAAGAAACTCAATTTATGTATTTCTTGGAGATTTACTCATGACAAAAGAGTTTGGATTTAGCGGAGTAATTGCTAAGTTAAATAAGATTAGCAGTAATGCTAAATCTATTAATAGCATAGTAGAAAAAGAAGCAGAAGAAATTAAAGATGATGCGAGAAAAATCGCCACTAGTAAAGGTTTAAAAGTAACTGGTGCTGGTGTTGAGGGTATTATTACAAAACATGCATTATATGAAAGTACAGTAGGTTGGGCAGGTAGGCCCAATCTACATTTATATTTCCATGAAGTAGGATTTCATGCTGGGTTTTCTAAAGCTACTAGTAGAGAAAGACGTGGTAAGCGTGCAAGAAGATATAAAAAAGGCAGTAGAAAATATGTTGCTCCTAAGCCACATATTAGACCTGCAGCATTACAACACAAAGATTCATTTGCTAAGAAAGTTAAAGATAAATTATTAAATAAATAGGAGGAACTGAAATGACAGTAACTAAAGAGAGAGTAGAAAGAGCGTTAATGACAGGTGTTGGTGCTGGTTATTTACAAAAAGTAAAGACAGAACCAACTAGTGAAAGTGGATTAACATATGAGGATAAGGTATACGAAGTATTCGCAATAGATAAAGTAGCATTTAAAGGGCAGACAAAAAATAAAACAGTATATTTATCAAACAATAAATTACGTGATATTGTTAAATTCTCAAGTGCAGAGATGACTGTAGATATTGGATTCTTCCCAGAAGGTTTTGTAGAAGAAATGAGTGGAATGATTAAACTTGCAGATGGTGCATATGTTCAAGGAGATAGTCCGAAGTATAAATATTTCAGATGGTCATTCCTTGTTACAGACGAAAATGGTGGAGAAATTATTTACAACTTCCCATACTGTCAATTAAAACATCCAGATTTCAATGCAGAAACTGAAACTGATGAGAAGAAAGAAAATATTGCACAGGTTACTATTGAGGCATTCCCAGTAATTGGAAATAAAAAAGTATACTCTAAAATCGACTTACGTACAACTAATTTATATGATCGTGAGAAATTATTATTAAATGGTTTCTATGACGCAGAAACTTTAAAAGCATGTATTAAAGACGGTCAAACAGATTCTACAGTAGTCCCTAGAGCATAATAAATAAGATTTAAAGAGCCGACATAAGTTGGCTCTTTTTTGGAGGTAATAAATGAGTATTTTTACAAAAAATATAAAGACTTTTAAAACAGATATTTTAGGACATGAAGTTGAATTAAGATGTAATTTAGCAGTTTGGTTACATTTGGAAGCAGACTTTGGTATTAAACAAGGTGAATGGGCAGATGTATATTTAAAAGAAAAGAATATTGCTAGTGCTAAATTTTTAGTATCTATTTTGAAAGCTAATAAGTTAAAAACAACACTTGAGGAAGTTTTAGAAAATGTAACTGATACTGACTTGGAAGTATTTATTCTAAAATATCAAGAAGCTATGTATGGAGATCAAACAGCAACATTACTTCAAATGTTAGGGATTACTGATGATAGTGAACTGGGAAAGAATATTTTAGAAGAACAGGTAGAAGACCTAGTTCATTCACAACCAAAAGTAGTGAGCAGAAATCCGAAGAAAGCCAAGAAGAGACAGAAGAAACACAAGAAATAGATTGGGACGATATATTTTATAAGTGTAGAACTTGGTTCAACATGACTATAGATGAATTTATGTATGATTATTCATTAGATTATATTGTTTATATGATTAATAGATATATTGAAGATAATTATACAACGAATGATTCTGAAGAAGAGGGCATAAGAGTTACTAACGCAAGTAATATATTATAGGAGGTAAAAATGGCAAGTTACATGGATAAAGTCGGTGTCATACTGACTGCAGAAGGTGTAGGGTCTTTTACCTCTGCTATTAAGCAAGGTGAAAATGCCTTACGACAACTTCAAGCTGAAGCTAGAAGAAATATAGCTTCATTAGGTAGTGGTGCGAAAGCATATGATATCTACAAAGCAAAGATGAGTGGACTAACTACTCAAATGAAGCAATCAGCAAGTAATGTTAATAATTTAAAAGATAAATATGATGCTTTAAAAAAATCTACTAGTGAAATACCTAAAGAGATTGAAAAGTTATCGAATGCTTTCAGGCAAAAACAATCAGTTCTAAAGACTAATGGAACGTTGTTACAAAGTCAAAAGGAGCATTTAAAACACTTAGAAAGCACTTATGGTAAGAGTAGTGCTGCTGTTCAAAAATATAAAGAAACAGTAGCAAACACAAGCAAAGCATATAAGAAGACTGAACAGGAAGTCAAGAGCCTTGAAACGCAAATTAAAGGCTTGAACAATACGTTAAGCACTCAACAGAAAGAATTAGGAGCATTACCAACTAAAATAGCAAACGCTGAAACAAGCTATTTTAAATTAAGAGATGCAGTTGAGAAAACTCATACTGCATTTAGAAATAGTGGTGGTAGGTTAGCTGATACAGCTCAAAGATTTAATGATGTTGGTACTAGAGCACAAGTTTTAGGACAGAAGATGTCGGGAGTTGGTGACGGTTTAACAAGAGCTACTGCTGGGATATCTTCTGGAATGTTATTGGCCGCTAGAAGTGCAATCAATTTTGAAAGTGATTTTGCTGGAGTAGTTAAAACTGTAGATGCAACACCAGAACAACTAGAAAAGATTAGACAGAGTTTCTTAAATCTTTCTACGGAGATTCCTGTTAGTGCAAATGAATTAGCGAAAATTGGTGAAGTAGCAGGACAGTTAGGTATTAAAACTGAAAACATAGTTGACTTCACAAAGACTATTGCAGATTTAGGAGCTACTACCAACTTAAGTAGTGAAGAAGGTGCAGCAAGCTTAGCACAATTCATGGCTGTAATGGGAACAAGTCAAAGCAGTATTAGAAATCTAGGTTCTACATTAGTAGAATTAGGAAACAACTTTGCCACAAATGAAAAATCTATTGTAGAAATGTCACAACGACTTTCTGGGATGGGTAAACAAACTAATATGTCAGAGGCTGATGTATTAGGATTAGCGGCTGCAATGAGTACTGTTGGTATTGAGGCAGAAGCTGGTGGTAGTGCAATGACACAGGTTATGACAAAAATGCAAAACGCAGTAATGTCAGGTGGAGAAAACTTAGGTAAGTTTGCTAAAGCCGCTGGAGTTAGTGCTAGTGAATTTGCTAATGCATTCAATAATCGACCTGTAGAGGCACTTGGATTAGTTCTTAAAGGTCTTAAAAATGTAAAAGAAAGTGGAGGTAATGTTAACGATGTACTAGCATCATTAGGTGTAACAGGTATTCGTGAAGCTGATGCCATGAAGAGACTTTCTGGAGCATTAGATGGTGATAGTGGATTAGGTAAAGCCTTAGAAATTGCAAATAAAGGTTGGAAAGAAAATACAGCCTTAACTAAAGAAGCAAGCATCAGATACCAAACAAGTGCTAGTAAAATTCAAATGGCTAAGAATGAAATTCAAAAAATGGCCATTGAAATGGGAGCACAATTATTACCTAGATTAGCAGAAGTATTACAACACTCTAAACCACTTGTAAAAACATTAGGTGACATGATGTTATGGTTTAGTAAATTGCCACCTGCTGTACAATTAGCAGTGTTAGGTATGGGACCATTCTTATCTGTTCTAGGAAGATTAACAACTGGAATAGGTGGAGGAATTAAGAGTCTAGGTACTCTGATTCAATGGTTAGGTAAAATCAGAACTGGTAAAGCAGTGGCTGATGTTGCCAAATTAGGTACTGAAATTGCTGGTGTTGGAACTAAGGCTGCAACTACTGGAAGTATGGCTTCTATGTTAACTAATCCATATGTTGCAGGAGCTGCATTAATTGGAGCTGCTTTTGTTGGATTAGGATATGGAATATATCGTGAAATGACAAAAGATAGTAGAAATCATGAAGCATCCGTTGAACAAACTAACGGAAAATACAAAGAGTGGTATGATCAAGTGATTAAGGGTGCAACACAATCTGGAAGTGCAATCGACAGATTAAAAGGTGATGTTCAAAATAATAGTAAAGCCATAGTAGAGGAAACTGAAAAGATTAAAAAAGCTAACACTTCAATCATGGAAAGTCTTGATAAAAACTTTAAAGAAGGTAGTTGGTATTCATCTGATGGAGAAATCAGAAAGAAACTAAAAGAGAATCTATCTTTAAGTGATGAAGATGTAAACGAGATTGAAACTAAGTTCAGAAACTATGGGATTATGTTAGGTAATTCATTATCAAGTATTCAATCAAGCTATCTAGAGAATAAAACTATTACAGCAGATTATGCAATGGCTCAAATAAAAACTATTAATGATTTAACATTATCTACCGTTGAAGGTATTGAAAAGCGTAGACAAGCTGAAATGGATAGATTGAATGCTCTTAAAGCACAGGGAATAATTGAGGAAGCAGAGTATAAAAAACAAGCAGAAGTTGTAAAACAAACCTTTGATACTCAGATTAATTCAGCAAAAGAAGCACAAGGAAGAATTAAAGAAATTCTATCTAATGCTGCAAAAGACCATAGAAGTTTAACAACTCAAGAGATGAATGAAATAGAGAATCTCTATAAGAGACTAGGTAAGAGTGCGGTAGAGGCGGCAACCTCAAGCAAAGAAGCTCAAGACCTTCTGAAAAAAGGAATGGAAGAAACAGCCTTAGCCGCTAAAATTGCAGCATTAAAACAAATTGGTTTAATTACAGATACTAAAGAAGAATACATTAATAATTTAGGTTCTATTGAAGCCAAAGTAAAAGAAGTTAATGAAATTCTAAATAATTGGACTAGTCACTCAGATATTAAAGCTATAGGAATTAAATTTGAAGGTCATGATCTTGTATTTAATTTTAAAAGTGATTATGAACGACTTATTGCATTACCAGACATAATGAAAGCAATAACTATTGCTGAAAGTCAAGGCCGTACTATTAAGATGACTAAAGAAGATTTAGAATGGTTGGATAAGAAAGGAATACATCCTAAAAATGTTGAGATTGTAGATAAAGCAAGCTTACCATTAGATAACATCAATGGGAAAATAGATACATTTAAAAATGCTAGTTTGCCACCTAAATCAATTATGTTAAGAGATGAGGGAAGTACAAGTATAGATAATGTATTTAAAAAGGTTTTAGATTATAACGCACAAGCTATTAATGAAAAAAATCTAAAAGTTAATGATAATGCAAGTCAACCAATTATAGATGCACAAGGGAAGTTAGATTTATTTAACGGAACAAATCCTGTTGATAAGAATTTATCAGCTAGCGGAAATGCTAGTCCATTTACACAAGATGCAACAAATAGTTTAAATGTATTTGCAGCAACTAATCCAGGTACTAAAAGTATTATGGCTCAAGGTAATGCGACACCATTTACTGATACAGCAAAAGCTTCAGTAGATAGATTTAATGCAACACCTACACCTACAAAGCAATTAGAAGCTAATGATAATATCACGAACAAAGCTAATAGTGCTTCTTGGGCGGTAAGAAGTATTCCTCAATTTTGGCAAACTGTTATTTCAGTGGCTGCTAGTGGACCTATTCAATTGCTCCAAAAATTAGGGTTATTTGCCACAGGTGGAAAAATTGATTTATATGCTCATGGTGGGAATATTGATATGTTTGCTAATGGTGGTATGATAGGAGCTACTCAAAGTTTACCACCAAGATATCAAGGTATTGTAGGAGAAGCTGG